AGACATCACAGGCGAAGCCAGAGGTTTAGAGGTTATCAACGAACTTAACCCAGTTGCTTACGACTGGAAAGCCGATGGCAAGTCTGATGAAGGCTTGATAGCTCAAGAAGTCAAAGAGCTAGTACCAAACGCAGTGTCAGAAACCGAAGATGGTTATTACCAAATGGATTATTCTAAGTTGGTGACACCTTTGATTAAGGCTGTGCAGGAGCTAACAGCCAAAGTCGAGAGCTTAGAAGCACAATTAGCAAATAAATAAGCACAGATTAATTTAATTAGTGTATAATTTTTTTATTATGGCTATATCTTATACATGGAACTGTAAACAAGTCGATTATTATCCGTCACATGGTGAACAAAGCAATGTCGTTTACAACGTGCATTGGCGATTGAAGGCAACCGATTCTGAAAACGATAGCGAAGGCAATCCATATTCTGCTGAAGTCTATGGCTCACAGTCTTTAGATGTTTCAGATTTATCTTCATTCACAGCTTACGCTGATTTAACAGAAAGCGTAGTACAAGGTTGGGTTGAAGCAGCCATTGGTTCTGACGAAGTTGCTAATTTAAAAAGCAATTTAGATGCACAAATCGCTGAACTAAAATCACCATCATCTGTTTCAGGCATAATAGGAGACTAATCACCTACTATGAGCTTTGGATTATCAGCTTTTGCTGAATTACCCTTTGCTAGCTCTGACAGAAACAGGTCAATAGAAGAATTAATTAGAGACACAGCAGTTGTGGCTTTGGGCAATCTTAGCACCACAGGTAAGAATGTCTTTTCTGAACGTGTCCATAATGTCGAAGAAATCAAACTACCTGCCTTACTACTTTATAAAAGAGAATTAGAATCAGAACCTATTGTTATGAACTCAGCACGCACTGTTGAGAAGAATTTAATTATTCATGTCGAAGGTTATGTTAAGCAAAATACAGGTTACGAAGATAAAGTCGATGATATTTCACAAGAAGTCGAAGAAGCATTTTATTCCAATAGACTGTTAAATGATTTAGTTTTAGATAGCTTTTTAACTAATACTGAAATAGAATATGAATCAGAAGGTGATAATCCTCTTGCAAGAGTTGTAATGGACTTTCAAGTTGTTTATCATCATAAAGAAGGAATTTTATAATTATGGCAACATACAAAGGTTCAGACGGAGTGGTCACAATCGGTGGCTCAACAGTTGGTGAAATTAGGTCTTTTTCTGTAGAAGAATCAGCCGATACTATTGAAGATACAGCTATGGGTGATACATCCAGAAGCTACAAATCATCACTAAAATCATTCACAGCTTCTATCGATGCTTTATTTGATAACGATGATAGTGGACAAGATGCACTTTTAATTGGTGCTGAAGTTGCTTGTGTCTTCAGGTCACAAGGTACTGGTTCTACTAACATGGAAAGGTCTGGTACTGGTATTGTTACTGGTGTAAGTATTAATCAATCTTACGATGGTTTAGTGGAAACATCTTTCACTTTACAAGGCACTGGTGCATTAGCAATAGACGACCAATCATAATAGATGAAAGCAATAGATAGAGCTAAAGCTCACTTCGATAATCTTGACATCAAAAAGATAAATGTACCTGAGTGGGGAGACGATGAGGGTAATCCACTGGTCATTTATGCTAAACCCTTAACATTACACGAAACTTCTAAACTCTTTCGTATGGCGAAAGAAGATGACATGGCTATGCTGGCTTATGTCTTAATCTACAAAGCCCTTGATGAGAATGGCGATAAGATATTCGACTTAGGCGATAAGAACACCTTACTCAACAAAGTCGATAGAAATGTTCTCATCAGAGTATCGAATGAAATCATGGCAGAACAGCCAGAAGAAGAAGTAAAAAAAAATTAGAAGATAATCCCCACCTCTTCAATCAATTCCAATTAGCTGAATTTTTACAGAAATCTCTTGATGAGATTCAGCAAATGTCAACAGAAGAATACCAATTATGGTTAGCTTACTTTAAAATAAAACAAGAACGAACAAACAATGACTAATCAAAAATACAAAATAGAAGTAAGTGCTATCAATAAAACTTCACTTACTTTCAATAATATCAAGAAGGATTTAGACAAAGTTAAGTCTGCTGCTGGTGCAGTAACTAGAGTTGTTGGTGGAGCAGCACTAGCTTTCGCTGGTGTAGCAACAGCAATAGGTTTAGCTACCAAACAATCTTATGAATATATCGATGCTATTGGCAAGACATCTTTAAGAACTGGTATTGCTGTAGAAAATCTACAAGCCTATATTATAGCAGCACAAGAATCGGGTGCTTCAACAGAAGAAGCTACAAAAGGTTTTGAAAAATTTGCAAGGTCTATTGGTGATGCTGAAAGAGGTCTAAAAACACAATTAGATATTTTTGATGGCTTGGGAGTTTCTTTGCGAGATTCTTCAGGTGAAATGAGAACAACTGAAGATATTTTAAGAGATACTGCTGATGGTATTAATAATTTAGGCAGTGAAGCCGAAAGGGCAACTGTACTAGCAAATTTATTTGGTCGTGCAGGTCTTAGATTTTCAGAAATATTTAGAGAAGGTTCAGCAGGATTAGATTCTTTCACTTTACGAGCTACACAGTTGGGTATTGTTTTAAATACTGATATTGTTAATAACGTACAACAATTTAATGATTCTTTTAATATCCTAACGAATCAATTTAATTCTTTGAAAAATAATGTTCTAGGTGCATTTGCTCCAGTGCTTAATGCAGTAGTAGAAGATATCTCAAGATTATTCGGTGTTGTTGAAGATGGTGAGCAAGATGTTAAAAAATTACAACAAGAATTTAAAGAACTGGGTGAATCCATTGCAAGAAATGTCATAGAAGGCATAGCATCCACAATCGAAGCTACAGGAGACTTGATACAAGGAGTACAAAACTTCTCTAGAGAAACACAAATAGCCATTAATGAACTTAAACTTCTACTAGACCCAACTCTGTTCGATTTTATTAGTGCTGCCCTTAATAGAAATAGTGCAGAATTGGGATTGTTGTTTGCGGAAATGTATGCTGGAGTTGATGCAACTAAACGCTTAAAAAATGAAAATCAAAAACTGAGAAGAGAAATAGATAACTCTAGCAACTCTTTAAGTGGTGCAGCAGATAAAGTTAGAAGTTATGGTGCAAATATTGGAGAATTAATTACTTCCAATATCTCATTAACAGGCACGCAAGAAGATTTAAAAGATGCTGTCGATGAAGCAAAAGATAGTCTTATTAATATTGCAGAACCATTAGACTTATATAGACAACAACTAAAGGATATCGAAAAAACTGTGGATGAAAATATCGTTAGTGCTTTTAAAAAAGCAGAAGATACATTGGTGGAATTTGTTTCCAAAGGTAAGGCATCTTTCAAAGATTTCGTAAATTCTATAATTCAAGACCTCATTAGGTTGGCTATTAGACAACAAATTATTGCACCTTTGTTTAACTTCTTTAATCCAGAACAAGCTGTTGCAGGAGCAGGAACACCATCACCTAGTGCAAGCAATTTTAAACTAGCGAGTGCGAATGGTGGGGGCTTTACAGGCTTTGGCAGTAGAAGTGGTGGTTTAGATGGTAAGGGTGGCTTTCCGGCTATCTTACATCCTAATGAAACAGTCATAGACCATACGAAAGGTAATGGTGCTGGTGCTATAGTTATCAATCAATCAGTTAATTTTGCGACAGGGGTACAAGACACAGTGAAGAATGAAGTATTGCAATTACTACCAGAGATAGCAGAAACCTCTAAAGGGGCTGTGTTAGAAGCCATGAATCGTGGTGGTAACTTTAGAAGAGGAATGAGATGATTATAGATATACCAACCAACCATAATTTTGCGACAGTCAAATTTACGCTAAACAGAAACATCGCAACTTCAAGGTCAGTTTTCACTAACAAACAAAGATTGCAAGAATACGATGGTGTGTATTGGTCAGCCGAAGTCACCTTGCCACCAATGCAGAGGGCAGATGCTTTGGAATGGACAACTTTCTTAACAAGATTGCAAGGCACTAAAAATACCTTCTTATTAGGCGACCCATCCCATACTACAAATTTAGGTACTTACGATGCTGATTTTCTACAAGATTCTAAAAGAATCGCACCTTTAAGCAAAACCTTAAACTTTACTGCATCCACTAAAACAATTACTGATGCAGGAACTAGCGATGCTTTTGATGGTGCTTTGGTCGGTGATTTTTTATTAATAGCAGGAGCAAGCAACGATGCCAATAATGGCACATTCAAAATTGTTACTGTGACAGACACAAACAACATTGTTGTCGATAGAGATTTAGTAGATGCTACTAGCCAAAGCTGCACCATTAATGAAAACAAGAAAGGTATCACAGGGCTTAATTTACAAAAGACAGGCACAGGTGCAGGCACAATTAAGAAAGGTGACTACTTAGCTATCCATGATGCTGCATCAAGCACATCCAATCCAGTGCAATACGTTTTGGTTACCGAAGATGCCACTGTTGGTGGTTTTAGTAATAATTTTTATGGTGTGCGTATTGAACCTAAACTACGAGCAGATATACCTGCTAATCATTACGTTAAATTTGCTAGTCCAAAAGGTCAATTTAGATTGGCTTCTAATCAAACTTCATGGTCTGTGAATGAAGCATCAATTTATGGTCTAGCATTTACAGCGATTGAGGTGATTAATGGCTAGTCGTGATATCCATGCTGACATCAGTGCTAGACTAGCTAATGACAATCACACGCTAGCATTCGGTGTGCAATTTACGCTTGATTCTGGCGATGTCAATGTCTGGACAGGCATTGGTGATTTCACTGGCTCAGATAACAATACCTACACTGGTGCAGGTGAATTATTATCCATATCCAATATTGAAGAAAGCAAAGAACTCCAATCAACTAATTTAACTATTAGTATCAGTGGCTTATCTGCTGAAGTTTACGATGCAGTAACAACGGAAAATATGCAAAATAGATTAGTTACTTTGCGTTTGTTTTTCTTCCATCCTGACACTATGGCTGAGATAGAGAATGTCATTTTATTTAAAGGCAGAATCGATGGCATCACTATTACTGATGGCGATAGCTTCAATATTATTTTTAGTTGCGAGAATAAATTAGTCGATTTAACTAGACCGAAAAATTTATTGTATACGCCTGAGACACAAGAATATTTGTACACAGGTGATGAAGGTTTAGAATTTGTGCCACAAATACAAGAACAACAACTTTTCTGGGGCAATGCTCTTGGCGGTGGTACTGGTGGAGCTGGTGGCACAGGTGGCGATGATGGAGGAGCAACACCACAATATTAATCATGTTTAAGAAGATTTTAAAAGCAGCTATAGCTATTTCAGGAATAGGTGCAGGTGTTGGTTTGATTGGTAAAGAATTTACTAAAGCAGCTTTCTTTTCTGCTTTCAAAAAAGAATTTATTGGTAATTTTTTATTGATGGGCTTGAGCTATATCACATCTAAGGGTGATGAGACTTCAGCTATTAAAAATATTGGTTTTAAAAATGCAGTTAAAAATCCTATTGCAGCACGACACATGGTGTATGGACAAACTAGGGTTGGTGGTGTCGTTGTGTATCAAAACACATCAGGGACAGACAACAATAGATTGCACAATGTCATTGCCCTAGCAGGGCATGAGATAGAAGATATTACTAAAATGTATATCAATGCTGGCAAAGGTTTGGTTGAGCTCGATATTAGCACTGACTTCACTGAAACCTCTTCTGGCAGTGGTATTTATATTGTCAATAATACAGCTTTTGTTAATTCATCCAATACCTACAAATACAACACAGCAGGTGGTTTAATTAAGATTATCTTTGAGAAAGGTGACCAGACTGCTGTCAATACCGATGTGCAATCAGAAATCAATGGTATCGGTGGTACTGATTGGACAACCAATCACAAACTACAAGGCATTGCTTATATTTATGTTGGCTGTGTTTATGATGCTGATAAGTTTGCAGCATTTCCGACATTTAGTTTTGAAGTCAAGGGTAAAAAAGTGGTCGACCCTAGAGTTCATGCTACCAATAGAACTTACTCAAACAATCCTGCTTTAATTATTCGTGATTATCTAAAAGACACTGTTTATGGTTTTGGGGCAAGTAACGATGAAATCAATGATGCCACAACAGGTGCAGGTTTTAAACAAGCAGCCGATGATTGCGAAGATTCTATTAGTGTTACAGGTGGGACAGAAAATAGATTTGCTTTGAATGGGCAATTCGATGCGACAGCAGAACCACAGAGCATCTTGGAAAATATGTTATCGGCTTGTGCTGGTCAATTAGGATACAACAATGGTAAGTTTAGCTTGTTCGTTGGTAAAGCTCGGACAGCAGCAGGCACAATCACTGATGATAAGATTCTTGCTCCACTACAAATTAGTATGAAGCAATCTGGCAACGAAAGATTTAATGGTGTTAAAGCTACTTTCCAAAGACAAGACACTGACGATTACAAAGCTGCTGAGATTACACCTGTCAAGAACACAACCTTTCTTAATGCTGATACTCCTGATGAAGAATCAACACCAAACTTTGAAAGGTTTATGAATCTTTCTTTTCCACTGACCACTTCTAAATTTACAGCACAAAGATTGGCTGAAATAGCATTGAAATATTCACGTCAAGAAGTAACTACGTCTGTGCTTGTGCCTTTAGAATTTTTAGCTTATCAAGTGGGTGACATTGTTAATTTAGATAACGATAGAATTGGTTTTTCAGGCAAAGACTTTGAAATCACAGCCATGACTTTTGAGTTCGTGGATGATAATTATTTAGCCTTACGCTTAGACCTCAAAGAATATGCTTCATCAGTTTTTGATAATGTTACCTATACTGACATAAGATAGGTTATAATTTTTCTCATGTGGTTATTAGACTTACTATTTTATTTATTAGCCTTCGTTGGTTTGGCTAATGTTATCATTCGCATATACCCAGAACCTAAAGCAGATTGGAATAAAAAGGTATATGATTTTGTAGATTATCTTTCATTAAGAAAAGGGGTGAAAAGTGGCAAAAGAAGAAAATAAAGCACCTAGCGTAGAAGAACTACAGGCTAAGTTGCAAGAAAAAGATGCTGTGATTACTGCACTGAATGGATTAGTTAGATACTGGTCAAGTAAAGTGGTCGATAGCGAATCCAATGCTGTCCTTGCACAAATGCAACAAGCAGCACAACAACCTTCTGAACAGGGTGAAATACCTGCCGAAGCAGAAGAGAAATAACATGGCAAGGGCTACTGTTACTCAAGTCAATTCCGATTTGAAGGAACATTTAGCCCAATGCCACGAACAATCCAAGACAGTGTTTTCTACACTGCAAGAATTAAAAGACGAAGTTAAAGCCCTTAACAGTAAAATAGATGTGGCTATTTATGCAACTACTGGCTTCTTAGCTACAACATTAGTTGCTATACTGTTAGTGTTTATATAGGGCTGGTAAATTTTTTGGAATCTCCTTAGTTACCCTTTTCATATTTTCCTTTTATCAGCCCGCCTTTTATAATAACTAGATGGACAAACTGAATGAGTATTACAAAAACAAGGGGTGTGGTCTTTATGTCTTATTTGCATTCTTTTTAAGCATTCCATTACTTGCACAGGAAGAACCAAGCAATAATGGTAATAATCAATCAGCCGACAACTTTGGGACTAACAACAACAACTCCACAGTCAGCTCTCACAACAACACAACAGCTACTACTAATAACTATAGTGGAGCTGGTAGCAGTCCTAATTCTATGCCTGTCGGTTCAGCTATCTCACCTAGTCTAATGTCCAATGGTATGGATTCATGCTTGATGTCTGCTAATGGTGGCATTCAATCTTTTGGTCTTGGGGTGTCAACTGGGGCTTATCGCCAAGACGAAAACTGCAACAGACGAAGAGATGCTAAAGTTTTATCCGACCTCAATATGAAAGTAGCTAGTATTGCTCTCATGTGCCAAGACAATAATGTTTGGGAAGCCATGTTTATTAGTGGTACACCTTGTCCAATCTTGGTTAATTCTAAATTGGTTGCAGGTCGAGCAGCTTATTTAGCGATGAAACAGAACCCAGAACTCTATATTCCTAACTATGGTAAGGTCAGACAAGGCAGAACACCTGCCCTAAAATGTCTGCGTTATACTGACACAGAAGTAATTATTGATTGCCACCCACAAATAATATGGGAAAGTGATAAAAGATATAACGAAAAGCAGAAGTTCTATAATACAATACTAAGTATTAATGGAATGAATGATGAACAAACGACTTCTAGCACTCTTAGCATTTCTGAACGCTTCAGAAGCTCACTCAAATCAGGCGGTTGACGATTTAGTCAAACAGTCTGGCATTCTTAGAACCAACATTGACATTGCTATTCAAGGTATTGGTGGTTTTA